GGTCTTCGGTGTCGAATATGTTCGCCCAGAACATGAACAGTACACCTCTCTCGCTGCCCACGTTAAGCGAGTGTATGAGAAAGCCACGCTGATTCAACAACGATCTACCACCGATTGCTTCGGCATGCTGGCCGACGGCCTCCCGGAACTTGAGCGCGAATATGACGCTCTACTCGCTGCTACTCTTCATCTCAGCGACAACGAAAAGTCTCTGTACAACTTTAACGTGTACCTGACCAAGATTGCAGAAGTCTTGGAATACTTGCGCGATTCCATCAAAGATCTGTACAAGTCAAGCGTCGGCAAACAACATCCTACAGTTTTGTGGATTGCCGGACGCCCTGGATCGGGTAAAACCCGCATGATGAATATGATGGCAGCAGAAGTTGCCAAAGAGCACAATTCCGTTCCATACTCACGGAATAAGAATGACCAATTTTGGTCAGGCTACCGACACCAAGCCGTAGTCACTATCGACGACATCTCGCAATACGCTGATGGCAAAGATGTGGAAGAATTCCACACATACAGTACAGAAGATTCGAAAGACGTCATCGGAGCAGCTCTCTCTGACAAAGGACGCCCCTTCACATCACCATACATCTTCTGCTCATCCAACTGTATGTGGATAGCACCACCATCCAATCTTAAGGACTACTTCGCCGCTAACCGCCGCCGAACATTTGCGGTGTATGCGTGGAACCCTGCTGCAGAAGCAGAATGCGAGCGTACAGGAACTATTCCTGTAACCGACCAGTTCTGGCGTGACAATCCAACCCGGTACTTCTTCTACAACGTCACGTATGGCGCTACCTTGAAAAACGCCAACATCCAGCAGAACATGAAGTTCAATCCCAACGCCGAGTACGTCATTCGTGAGACGACATACGACGAAGTTAAGACACTCGTCATGAACCAAGAAGCGTTCTACCGCGAACAGTTCAGAAAGAAATTCGTCAGCGTGTTCTCTTCACGATCAGAGCGTGGCTTCGTTGTGCCAGAAACTCCGATTCCTTTCGATGAGAGTCTACTGCCAGAAAAGTTCTTCTACCAGGACAAAGCAGTAGTTCTGCCTGACAATCCGGAGGCTCCTTCAAGCCTCAAT